CGCTCAAAAGCTGCAGCGAGCTCCTTCTTCCGGAGGGTCTTCCAGCGAGCGGTGCCAGTTCGGCTAGTCGCCATTGCTTCCTCCTTCTTCCACTATTCATTTGTAGCTTGCGGGCTGGTACCTGGTGGGGGAGGCTATATGCTTTCCCTCCTCCCCCACCAGAGGAAGAATCCGACACGATTGAACATGTCTCCCGCATCATTACCCCCCCCTGCGAGGCAGAGGACACACCAGTGGTAAGCGGGATAGTCTAGCGTCATCATCCCCCCTTGTGCAACCACCCCCGTTACACACCAGAGGACAGCCTAACCAGGGTCTCCTCCTCCTCGTCGGCAGACAGCAGATTCCAGAGGAAAGCGCGCGGCCAGATTGCCGAGCAGGCCGAGCACTCGACACGTTGCACCTGCTCCCCCTCGATGTCCCAAACAGCAACCAAGCAGGGCTTCTGCACCGTCGCACCGAATTCATCTCGACAAATTCGGAGCTTCTGGTGGCAGACAGGGCACACGCGGTCTATCGGTGTGCGGCGGGTAGGTTGCAGATACTCCTGAATCTTTGACACCCACTCACTCCACTCCTCCCCAATCCAAACCAGAACAGGAAGACTAGCATGAGCGATATGAGGCATGACGGCACGCATGGTTTCAGATGGGGACTTCCCCGCCGGCACCCCAACAGCTGCCGCAGTCTCCGCAGCAGAGTGACCAACCGCAGTCCACAAATCCAACGCCGCAACATCCAATGGCGAGCGCGAGCCAGAGGACGATGGACCCTTCCCGTGTTCAGTCCCCTGTTCAGTGACAGCCTGCCGAAGCTGATCTAGCAACGCCATTTCCAAGGGAGCATCTTCGAGTGTCTCAGCTGATGCCCCTATGTCCTCAGCTCGGACGTGGGCAAAGGCCAAGACATTCAGGATGGCTCGCACCCGGCGGCGCATCTCAGTGGTATCTTGCTCAGTCATTGACTCAGCTCCTTCACGATTGCTGTCCACATGTCAGGTCTCCACACTCCAGCGTCCTGGCCAGCTGAAGCGAGCGCGTCGAGCCACTGGATTTGTGCTGCGGAAACTCGCCCCTTCATGGTCTTCAATTCTCTGAATAGGGTTCGCCGCTTGATGGGGTGGACGAGTACCAGGTCCGGGAATCCAGCCGGCGAGCGGCGGGAGTCATGGGTGTGGTAGTGCATCCAGCCCAGGCGGGGTGCCAGGGTGATGATTGCTGATTGGAACTGAGCTTCAGTCATGGTTCGTGCATTGAGCATCAAATAGTCTTGTGCTTTCACGCTTCTACCTCCTGGTTCGGCGGGTGCGGGTGCGAGCTCGGCGATGACGAGAGCGTTTAGGTTCAGAGGTGGCCAGGTTTTTAACGGCTTCCCCGTCCCGTCCCGACCCGGCATATCCGAATCCGTCACCCTTCGGATTCAAATCGATTCGGAGTAATTGGGAGGAATTCGCCGCCTGAGTCCCAGCGGAAGGGTCAGTTACAGGGGTACTCTGCTCGCTACCGCGAGCGGTGCCCTGCCCGTTCCCGTCCCGTCCCGACCCGGCGGATTCGAATCCGTCACCCTTCGGATTCAAATCGGATTCGAATTCCTCCCAATCGTGGAAGGGCTCTTGAGATGAGGGTTTGGGTACGACGAAATGGCCGTTGGAGTCTCCCCTAGTCTCCGGTGCACCGGAGACCGGGGTGGGCTCTTCAACGACCTCTGCAGCGGATGCTTGCTCGTTGATGAGGGCAAGTTCGGCTGCATCGATTTGCGCAGAGAATTCGTCAATCATCTGCTGCGCGCTGAGGGTCGGCAAAGAGCTGTTGGTGTGCTGCGACTGCACCGTCGGCAAGGGTTCATCAACCAGCGAACCATTACCAGTGCCCTGGTTCTGGTTCCGGGAGAACTCGCTTACCTGCGAGGTGGCCACGACCGACCTACCAACCGGCTTATCTGACGGAGCAGATGCCTTAGTAGGCACCCCATTCTCCGTCAGCCAAGCCGCGCTCCGTGCACTAAAATACGGCGCCGACGGGGCAGGTAGAAGATCTACCGCCCAACCAGCATTGTCCTTGCGGGACGAGTTGCAGCTTCGACACGCCACGACCATATCCTCCGGAGTTTCTGCAGGAACTCCAGGATTCAAATGGTCATAGGTCGCGCCGCGGCCGCCTTTCCGGTCCCCCCACCAAACGACGTGACCGCACCAACGACATGCATCGCCGTCGCGAGCACGAATAGGCACAATCAACGAAGTTTTTCGGGTGTCGTTACGCCGCCTGTTTTCCCAATCAATCTCCTCTCGTAGACGCATATGGAACAGGTCTTCATCCTCAACCAGCTTATAGGCGATACGCCCATCATCCAGCGGCACCTGATCCGTCAGGTACCCACAGAACATCGCATCAGCAATGAACTTATCGGCAGCATCTGGAGTGCCGGTGAATTTTAGGACGCTTCCACGCTCAATAATATAGTCCGTCTTGAACGCCGCCGCCTCAACAGCCAAAGCAAGCACCTGACCAAACAGCGACCACATAGACTGCATGCTCGCGCCAGGAATCTCCAGCGCTCGCCACACAATGCGATGCTGAGCGGCTGTATCAGATACTTTCAGCCAAGGCATGAGGGGGGCTCCTTGCGGTGGTAGCAGTGTAGAACATTTTTCTCTACAACTTGGTCAAAATCAGCAGAAACCTGCTAAAGAGTGATGTCTTTCTCAATGGCGGCATCCACCAAATCCTCAGCCATGAGGTCGAGCAGATGCTGGATTTGGGACATGCGCTCGCGTATCTGACGCTGGCGCTTACCGAGGTTTGCGTTGCGCAGTGCGGCGGGGGTGAACGGGGCGAGGCTCTTCTTCGCCTCTTCGACGCGACCGAGTACCTCTGCTGATTCCTGCGGCGATTCAGCAGCTTCAGCGGTGAGCGCCGGCGGCTCGGTGAGCGTCATAGGGAGAGTTGGTTCGTCCTTGGGGTCGGCTCCATGTGCCGCGGTGGTGAGTGCTGCGGCGTGCTGGGTTCGTCGTTCTGCTTCGAGGGTGCGGATCTGGTCGATTGCTGCTCGAAGGCGCGGGTAGCTGTCGCTGTCTCGCTTCATGCTCATGGAGCGCTGCAGGAGCCCTTCAGTGGTCATGTAGGTTGCAGCGCGGGTTGCTTTGCCGCCGCCGAGGTCTTCGCGCCACTTCCGCTTCCATTTGGCGGAGACGCCGGTGAGGAGGCTGCCTTTGGCGAGCGCTCCGATTGCGTCTGCGAGGTCTGCGTTGTGGACCCAGATGCGGTCTGCGTCGTAGAGGTGGCGGATGGTGGTGCCGTTGATGGTGAGGTCGGTGTCTGGTGCTGCGATCGGGTGGTAGCGGTTCATGGTGTGTCCTTGGGGTGTGGGTGGGTTATTCGGCGTAGTTGGTGTCGTCGTGGGAGCTGGCGTGGAGCTTGGCTTCTTCGCAGAGCTCTTCAAATGCGTCTTGGAGGACCAGGGAGTTGAGTGATTCGACGGCTTTGGTGTTTCTCTGCTTGCAGGTGCCGCATGTGATGCGGAAGCATTTGCCTACGATTTCCCTGTCCCTGGTGAGCTGTAGGACTTCGACGGTGAAGGGGAAGCCTTCGTGTTCCTGGTGTTCTTGCATCAGTGTTTCTTCCTTAGTTGAGGAGGGTGTAGGTTGCCCAGAGCATCGTTCGGCGTGGGTAGCCTCCGGTGTAGAGGTAGACGTCTCCGCCGGGGTGTACGTCGAAGGTGCTGCAGGCGCGGGGTGCGATTGCTGCGGCGACTGCGTCGATAACTGCTTTGTTGCGTGCTTTTTCGCCGTGGCGTCCGTCCCAGTAGGCGTGGGTGTGGATGATGTCCTTTTCGCCGGTGGCGGTTCCGTGGACGAATTCGATTGCGATCTTGTGGCTTGCCATAGTGGTGTTTCCTTGGGTGTGGGGTGGTAGGGTCCCCCGCCGCCTGTGTGGCTACTGTAGGAAAAGGGGCGGCGGCGGGGGAAGCATGTGGGGGGTTAGATGTTGATGGAGGTCGTCATCATTGACCTGTGGCGGGCTCTGCCTGCTGCGCGGTTTCGCTGCCAGACTTCAACGTCTGAGGTCTTGTACCATAGGCGGCCGTCATCGTCTTTGGCTACGGGACGGAGGCGGATGCCGGCGGCTCGAACAGCGGCACCTGAGTAGGTTCGGACGGTGGAGACTTTGATGCCTGCTGCGGCGGCTACCTGGCTTTCAGAGACGAGCTTGGTGCCGGGGTTGCAGGCTTCGAACATGGTCTTGTGGGGCAGGTCAAGCGTCTTGGTCATTGGTGTTTCCTTTGGTGGGGCGGGGTTTGCGCCAGTGGATTGCTTGCATGTGGCGGCGGCAGAGCTGTTTGGAGGCTGCGCGTTTCTCTAGCCATGCCTCGACGTCTGAGGGCTTGTACCAGTAGTTCCCGTTGAAGTCGCCTTTAGCCGCGGGGCGGAGGCGAGCGGTGACGGCGGCTTTGATGGAGTCGCCAGCGTAGGCTCGCAGTGTGGTCTCTTTGATGCCTGCTTCACGCGCGACGGTTGCGGCGGGGAGCAGATGCTCACCGGGGTGCGCTTTCAACCATTCGGTGAGGGTGGGCAGGTTACTGAGGGGTGATTTAGCCATTGAGCTCTCCGTGGTTGTGGTCGTTGATGAAGCTGCCGATGAGGATTGCGGCCGCGGCTGGGATGAGCGCAATCATGAAGATGATTGCTCGGAAGGTGATTGTGGGCTGTGCGGTGCCGATTCCAATGATGACGATGGAGGCGAGCGCGCAAGCCCAGACGAGGGCTTTTGCGGTGCGGATAGTGCGGTCGGTGGTCATGGTGAGTGTCCTTGGGCTAGATGAGGAGGAGGATAAGGATAGCGAGTGCTGCGACGAGCCAGATGCCGAGGTTGATCCAGGCGAGGGTGATGAACTTCTTCTCCATCTCTGCGAGGTTGGTGCGAGCGATGGTGAGGTCCTGATTCAGGTTCGTCTGCTTGGCGTGAAGCTGCTTGGTGTAGCGGTCGAGCTGGGCGAGCGCCTTGCCCTGGTTCTTGCTGGCGCCTTGTAGGATTCCGACTGCGCATTCGGTTTCGGTGAGCTTGCGTTCGTTCTCGACGATGCATTGCATTGCGAATCCGACGTTGGCGTTCACGTCCTTCGTGTGCTGTGCGACCCTCCCGTTGAGGTGGTCGGTGAGGCGGCGGGCCTCGCAGAGTTCGTCCTGGAGGCACGCGACGCTGTTGTCGAGGCTGTCGATGTCGGCGCGTACCTGGTCGTGGTTGTCGATGATTGTCTGGATGGCGGTGTGGCGGTGGTGGCGGCCTGCAGCGCGGTCGCGCTTGGTCTTGGGGTTGGAGGCGGTCATGGGTGTGTCCTTTTGGTGGGGGTGGGTGGGGAGGTTATCTCTTTTGCAAATCGTTGATAAAATTGCGGAGCTCTTTCGCCCTCTTCTTTTCCGCCTCGGCCTTCTTGTATTCCTGGAAGTCTTTATGCGCTTCGAAACCGTAGGCCGCGGCGACGATAGCCGAGGTAACACTGATAACGGCGCAGGCGACGCTGAAGATTAGACTGAACTGGTCGGGTTCCATTAGTGTTTTCCTTCCGGGGTGGTTAGAGGAGCTGGGCGATTTGACTACGGCGGTGACGCATCAGGTGCTCTGCGAGGCGGGTGATGCAGTGCTCTACCGCTTCATCTGAGAACTGAAGCTTGTCCCAGTCCTTGACCTGGTCAGCGGTGAGCGCATCATGCAAGGTGACGCCGCAATCAACAGGGCAGGGAATGTGAATGTTCACGCGGTTGTCGAACAGCTCGTTTTCGTGCAGGGTGGGTCGCAGGTCAGGTCGGATGCTGTTCCTGCGGTCCCAGCAGATGCGAGCTGCGTCCAGGCACTTGTTCGCGTGGGCAATGAGCTCTACCCAGAAGTCGGGGTGTGCCGTCTTGATGTGTTCGGCTGCGGCGGTGCCCATGACGTGGGCGATATTGCTTGGGTCCAACTCCGCGTAGACTTCCTGGCATGCCCCGCAATGGAGCGCGGGTGCCTTCTTGCCGCGAAGGCGCGGGTCTCGGGTGTGGACGGTGAGGTGCCGCGCCCACCAGATGGTTCGGGAGTGCTCTGTGGCGAGCGCTTCGGCGGGGGTTAGG